CAAGAGAAATGTGAAGCGGGCGAGATCGCCGACTATCGGTTCTCGCTCACAGCTGAAAACTGCCCGTGGTATACCGCCGAACAGATCGAAGAGATCGAGAAGATGTATCTCCCTTTTGAAGTACCCCAACGAATACACGGAGCTTGGGAGGGCTACCTCCGCGATCGAGTATTCAAGGGCTTCGACGACAAGTCGATCCGAGAGGAGGTTCCGATCGGCGAGGCTCTTATCGGGATAGGGCTCGATCACGGTTCGGGAGCTGGTTCGCAGATCGCGATCCTTCTCGCTGTCGCGCAGGGCGAGAACGGGCCGAGGCTATGGGTTCTCGACGAGGCATACAGTGACGCCTCCACGACACCCGAGGAGGACGCCCGATCGATCGCTAAGATGCTCGGGCGCAACAAGATGACGATCGAACACGTCGACCGATGGACGGGGGATCATGCTCACGGCGGGCGCCGGTGGGGTGGACGCAAGTCAAACAAGATGCTCGAGAACGCCTTCGAGCGTAACCTTCGTCTCGGGATCGGCCGTCTCCCCTTCAAGATCCGCACAGCCAAAAAGGGCCGCGGGTCGGTTTGGTACGGAGCTCGAGTTCTCCATAGTGCAATGCTCCGCGGCGATTTCTGCGTCCGACCTCGAGCGAAGAAGTTGATCGAGTCGCTCCAAAACTGGAACGGTTCACAGGCTCCAGACTGCGAAGAGAAACACGCGATCGACGCGCTCAGATATGGAGCGGTTGAAATAATGACGTCAAGGTCATACAATCCTAGTAGCGTCAAAATCTATTAGAGGGGGGGGTATGTTAAAAAGGCATGTTTTGTTTGAGGGCGTAGTATTCAACCGAGGCCGAGGCGGGCGTTACTGGGGCTGGGCTCTCAACGGCAACGGCCGTAAAGCTCTCGTCGAGCTCGGCGAAGCGGTATATTGTGCAAGCGGTAAACCCCTACCGCGAGGAGCTCGGATCGTCTATCTTGACGGAGATAGCTCGAGCATTGACCGCGCTAATATTGCCCTAATGATAAAGGGCAAGATAAAGAAAACACCTAAGAAAAAGATTAAGGCGACATCATGACGACAATACCGGCGAGACCTCTCCCCCTCGACAGCTCCGATACAGGGCGCTGGGAACACTCAGGACTGCGCGTCCGCATGCTCCTCGGACTCTGGGAGAAAGACCTCGAGAAGAAGATGGCCCAATATTTAGACCCGCAACGGCGCCAAGCGTGGGGAGGAGTTGACCTCTCGTCGAACGTCTTCAAGTCTATAACGACTCAACTCTCGAGCTTGTTTGATAGACAGCCGACTCTATTCCACGCCGACGGAGCCGAGGGGCTTATCGGGATCGGCGGCGCCATAGAGAAGGCGGGTCTCTGGCCTATGATGCCGCGTTTCCAAGCTGACACCCTCGGGCTCAGGGAATACGCGATGCGCGTCTCTTACGATCCCCGCTTCGGTCTCCGTTATCGTCCTGTCCCCCCGTGCGACATCGTAGCCAAGGCAACACCAGAAGATCCCGAGACACCTGTTAGGATCGAGGAGCTCCGTCTTCGCTCTCACCCCTCGAGCGGTCTCCCCGTTTGGACGTGGGACATCTTAGACGTCTCCGACCCCGACGCCCCGATCTATCAGATCCGCGCGGCGGGTATTCAAGGTCTCGGCGACGACATGACAGCGGCCTATCTCGGCGCAGACATGAGCGGCGCGGCGTACCCATACAGGCGGAGCTCGGGCGAGCCCGTTCTCCCCTACGTCCTCTTTCATGCGGAGTCGACGGGTAAGCTCTTCGATCCGTTCAACTGGCGAGAGGTCGTCGAGGGCTCTCTTCAGTCGGCCTTATTGATGACCTTCTTTACCCATTGCGCTAGACAAAGTAGTTGGCCGCAACGCTACGCGGTCGGGGTTCGCATACCGAACGCAGAGATCCACGACACAGACGGCGGAGCTCGTCGAGCTCGAGTACCCGTAGATCCGACTTCGCTCCTCATGTTCGAGGCCGACACAGACGGACAGCCGATGGTCGGACAGTTCAACCCGTCCGCCGATCTCAACACTATGCTGACTTCTATAATGGCCTATGAACATAGGATCGCTTCTTGGTCGGGCATATCTGCCGCCGATTTACAGAGACAGGCAAGCGGGACAGCGCGAAGCGGCTACGCCCTCTCCGTAACAAACAGCGCGAAGAGAGAAGCCCAACGTAAATACGCGGGAGTGTTTCGCGCGGGTATGACAACTCTGATCGAGATCTCGGCGATCCTACTGAACAGCGCCGAGGGTCTCGCTCTCCCAGAGGAGGGGTACTCGATCCGCTTCGAGTCTATCCCGAAGAGCGCCGACGAGATGAAGGCGGCGCGGGAGAACGTGCTCGCCCTTATGGAGGCGGGCCTTATGGATAAACTCTCGGCCTATCAAGCGCTCAATCAAGGTACCTCGAGACGCGAGGCGCGGGATCAGCTGATGTCGATCCGCCGAGTACAGCACGAGCTCGAGACTATGCCCCTCGAGGCGGATACCTCTGTCGCGGAGATCTCACCAGATACCGCGAGCGTCCTAAACGGCGCACAGGTTACGAGCGCGAAGGCTATCGTCGAGGCGGTCGCCTCTGGCACCTTGCCGCGCGGATCTGGGATTCAGATGCTCTCGGCCTTCTTCGGTCTCTCTCAGGTTGCCGCCGAGGCTATCATGGGATCGGTCGGTAAAACATTCACCCCAACACCTCAAATCTAAGGAACAACAATGGACACCCCAACACCTGACACCCCGACACAAGATACCCCGAAGTGGGCCGAAGAGCGGATCGCCAAGATAGCCGCACAAAAGGCGGAGGCTCTCTCGAGAGTCGCGGAGCTCGAGGCCAAGATCGCCGAGCTCTCTCCCCTCGCCGAGGCGGGCTCCTCATGGGAGACCAAGTTTACGGAGCTCGAGACATCGAGCGCTAAGGCGCGGAGCGAGTGGAGCTCCGAGCGTGAGCTCCTACAGGCGGGGGTTAGAGACCCCGAGATCCGAGAGCTCTATCAGTGGCAATACTCGAAGATAGCCGAAGAGGGTCGCGCACCTTTTGGCGAGTGGGTCAAGGGGCTAACAGCTGAGAACGCACCGGCGGCGCTTCGGGCTCACTTGCCCTCGAGCTCCTCTCCAGCTCCCGCCCCTACAGCTCCCGCNNCNACAGCTCCGACGCCGAGCGCTCCACCAGTGGCGCCGAAGAGCGAAGCGGCGACCCTACCGTCTCCGACTCCGGCACACTCTTTGAGCGCTGACGAGATACGCGGGACGGGCTCGGATAACTGGGCGGCTGTTAGGGAGAGGTTGAAAGCGGAGTATGCTCGACGTTGACAGGTCGCCTATTGTGATATACGCTTAAAGCGAGCTCGAAAAATCCGCAGGGTGACGCCCGTCAACAGTCATCGAGATCGACAAATCAAATCGGCTAACAGGTTCACAACCGTAACAGTGTAAAACGGCCTCCAAACTTCAGATAATACTAATCTTTTAAGGATAAAAAATGCCTATTTTACACGCAAACCTCGAGACCGACGTACGTCTCGCGGCTATCATCGAGCGCGAGATTCACGCTCTACTCACCGACCAAATGTCTATGCGCAACAGCGGCGCGATTGCCTTCAAGGGCGACGTAGCTGGCATGGGTTCGGATACTCTCCGAGTTCGTTACGCGGGCCTCGACGGCTACGACAGCTTCTCCGTAACAGCGGCTGAAGATACCGACGTCGCCGAGACCGCACTAACAGACGCCTCGACCGATATCGCGGTTGTACGCGCGGCTCTTCGTTACGACATCGGAGACCTCGCGTCTCTAACTGGAGTGCAGGGTGCCGACGTTGATCCGTTCAGACTTGCGGCCTCTATGGTTGGCTCATTCGAGCAATACTTCAACGAGTTAGTGGGAGACGCTATCGACACCGCGACGGCTTCAGTCGGAACGACTACGCTAAACCTAACTGTTACTAACTGGTTAGAGGCGATGGCCGTGCTTGAGACTGCTAATGTGAGTGGCCCATACTGGGCAATGATCTCACCTGCACAGCTCTCGGATCTTCGTAACTCGCTCCGGTCTGAAACGGGTATCTTAGCGCAGATAGAGCTCTCTCAAAACATGATGAAGATGTTCGGCCAAGGATTCGCGGGCGAGTTTATGGGCGTGAACATCTATAAATCAAGCGACCTAAACACCGCTAACGCTGGCGCCGATGTCGTCGGCGGCATGTGGGGCGGAGACGCTATCGGCTACGCGATCGGGACTCCTCGTCCTCTCGCTGGAGCTGGTGGCGAAGTTCGCGCGGCGGGTACTCCCGTTGTCGTCGAGTTCCAACGTGACGCCTCTAAGGCGATCACCGAGGTTGTCGGCCATGCTTACGCGGGTGTATCTCTTCTCGAAGATGGTCGTTGCGTTCAGCTTATTACTGATCTCTAGTAGGTTAGTAAAAACATCGTTTCGGCGATGGAGAGAGGCGGCGGTTGGGGGTCGCCTCTCTCACTCCCCAACACCCCCCCAAAATAGGGCGACAAATGGCTTATTCATTCACACCAGAAAAGACAGACTTAAACGAGTTCGGCGCGACTCCGGCCGGCTCGACTGAGGCGACGAAACGGAAGCTCTTAAACCTCCGACCGTCGAAGCGCTTTTATTACATTCATCACCCCGACGCGTGGCAACTGATCGAGACCGACAACGGGTTCGAGTGGCTACCCTTATTGCGGGCTTTCAGGATTACAGCTGGGGTTAACGGAGTACGCTTAACAGGCGGAAAGAACCCGAGACCCGACGACCGCAACGCGCGGGTAAACCTCACCGATCGCGGCTTTACGATCATACCTTACGAGAGCATCGAGGGCGGTTACTGTTGGCGCTACGCTGGCAAGCGCGGCCCGATCTATCTCGAGCGCTGGGCTGTTCCGAAGCAGGTCGGAAACAGGACGATCATAAAGTCCGACAGCGCGGGGTTACATGCTTACATGAGACATCTGATAGAGGCTAACTATATCGAGCTCCCCGATCCCGATGTCCTCGAGATCATCGGACAACAGCTCGAGCAGACGATCGAGCGCGACGAGCCTAATCTTCATATCCCCTCGGTCGCTAAACGACACAGCGAGAACCAGAGACGACTCGAGGGTATGGCGACAGCGGCCGAGAAGATCTTCGCGGAGCCAAAAAAGACCCCAAAAAAGAAGGCGAAAAAATGAGCCGAGAAGCACAAGACAGAATGACGAAGCGCTTACTCGACACAGCTCGAAAAGGCGGCGGGACTATGACACACGAACAGGCTCGAAAGCTCGCAGGTCACGCGCTCTCGAGCTCACAAAAGAAGGCTAAAAAATGAGCTTCTCAGAGACACAGTACACCGCGCGACTCGGGTCTAACTGGATCGAAAGAGATCGAGCGCAGACTCTGAAGTGTCCGACCTATCGCGACGGAGCTCTCGCGGCTCCCGCGAGCGGGACGGTCTCGATTTATAACGGGAGCGGGACAGCTGTCATAGATGCTCAAGCGGTCTCTGTTGTTAGCTCAATAGCTCAATATAGCCTATTAGCGGCCGCGACGACCGACGAGGCTCTCGGTATGGGCTGGCGCGTGGAGTGGGCTCTCGTCATGCCCGACGGCGTTACTCACACTTTCAGGATCGACGGAGCTCTAGTTCGGCGCCGTCTCTATCCCGTGATCTCCGACATCGATCTAAAGAGACGACACAGCGATCTCGACGACCTCCGCTCGGCGGGCTCCGCGAGTTATCAGGACTTTCTCGACGAGGCCTTTCAGGATCTACTCGATAGGCTACAGGCTCGGGGATCTATGCCCTATCTTATAATCGAGGCGGGAGCTCTCCGGCGCTCTCACCTGTTCCATACTCTACAGCTGATCTTCTTGGACTTCTCCAGCTCCGCGGGCGATGGCCGATACCTCGATCTAGCCGAACAATATCGGAAACAGTTCGAGGACAGCTGGGGCGAGCTCCGCTTCTCTTACGACTACGACGACGACGGGAAAGAGGACGGCGCCACAAAGAGCGCGGCCGATCCTGTTATCTGGTTAGGCGGCTGTCGCTAATGGCGTCGGTAACCTATAGCGAGCTCCATTCGAGGATCGCGGCGAGAGTCGAGACCGTCTCGGGATTCAAAGAGGCGATCCGCCCGATGTCTCCCGTGGTCGATCCGAACACCGTCGGCGACAAGAGGTACGGGATCGAGCTCACGACGAGCAACTCGGCAAACTACCGCGACAAGGCGGGGAGCTCCGCGCGGATCGAGCACGTTGTTACGATCCGCTTTCTCCGCCGTCTCCCGCCGAAGGGACAAAACACCCGCTACCTCGACGCCCTCGATAACGAGGTCTCAATCATTAGGGCTCTAATGGTTCAGTCGGGAACGTGGCAACAGGACATAAGAGTATTATATTCCACAAGTGGAAGAGAGGTTTTGACTGGAGGTGAGTGGCTCCTATCAACTATCACATTTAACATCGCTCATGACTTAGAGCTCTAGGGGGGCTATCAAATGGAATCGACAGTAGTGAAAAACTTTAGGGACACAACGATCCTTATTCAAGATGGGACAGCGGTTACACCGCTAGATTACACCGTAGCCTATGAGGCGGGAGACGCTTCATTCGACATCGGTAAATACGAGGTTTCAGTCTATCGCGACAGAGGGGACGTTTGCTCGGTAAGAAAGACTAATCAGGGACTACCAAGCGGGTCTTTCACAGTACACTTCAGGGATCTAAGTGACGGAGCAAATGAGACCTTGACAGACATCTTGGATCAAAAGGGCGCCTTCGCGGCGGCTGTCTCGACCCTCGGCGCGAGCGCTGACGTCTACACCGTAAAGCTAACATTCACGATCGAAGGCACCGATCATGGCGATCCCGCCGATCATGTGATCACCTTCGACGACTGTTACTGCACTTGGAGCTACAGCGACGGAGACCCCTCGAGCGTCTCAGTCTCTTGGACTTGTCACGGCGCAGTAACACAGACTTGATAAGGAGACCCGATGCAGATACGCCCCAAACGTAACGCACCCGATACCGCTCAGTTTTTCGAGATCTCTGTCGGAGACCTTCGAGAGACTGGGCGGCTTCCTAACTTCGCGACCCGTCAAGAGCTGATCGAGCTATGCCGAGACCTCGGCGGAGCTGGCGGCGCCGATATGCTTCGCGCTATGGCGGCGGCTCTCGGCGCTTGTTGGTGGGGCTCAGGGCTCGAGCTCGAGGTCTCATATTGGGAGCATCGGAAAGAGCTCGTCCGATTCGGCGATCTCGTGCTCTCCGAGCTGGAGGATCACGGGCTCGACCCGAGCGACATCTTACAGGCGGGGACGGATTGCCTCTCTCGTCTCGCTGGTTCAGTACCGAGCGAAGACGAGGTAAAGGAGGTCGAGGATTTTACCGCGGCCGAGGAGGGCTCGACCTCTTAGCTTTACACCTTGGCTTAACTCACTTCGGAGACCCCGACGGCTTCTACCGTCTCGAGCCCGAGGCACAGGTTAGGGTATTAGCGCACCATAGAATAACAACCGCACCCCCAAAGCAGAAACAAAAGACAGGTATGTCGGCGGCCGAAGCCGCGAAACATTACGCGAAAAAACAACAGATTGAGGCTATAAAGAAGAGGGGGGGATAATGTCGATCACAGTTGATCTAGGGCCGGAGCTCGAGGGCTACGTTAAACAGATAATAAGCGATGTCTATCCCGAGACTCACGCGGCGCTCATGGCCGAGGTTAGAGAGCTCCGCAACTACGCACAAAGAAACTGGCCAGTATTGAAGAAGCCGCCCGCCGACGAGCTGATCGGGCTCGAGATAGCCGCGGCAAAAGGCAAGCTCCGCGGCCGTCTCTCCTTTGTGTCTCGCGACTCAAAAGCAAGTGGTCGCACGGCGTCCGAATGACGATGGACGGGCTCGAGGCCTTCGTGATAAACAGGTCGCCCTATTCGGCTTATGCACAGCTCCCGCGCAAGGTTACGAAGGGAAAGAAAAAGTATTACCATAAGGAGCTCTTATTTAAGCGCTTCGGAGCCAAGAGACAAAACGCTCTCTGGGCCAAAGTAAAGAGGGAGCTCGGATAATATGGCACTAGGACAGAAAGAGATCAGGCTCTCAATAAAAGCCAACACCGCCAAGTTTGAGGAGGCTCTCCGCAAGCTCCCGAACGTCTCCGAAAAAGAGGCGAAGAAGATGGCGAAGAAGATGGCGAAGGAGTTCGACCGCGCGGAGAAGAGCGCGAAGAAGAACGCGAAGAAGATGGAGAGGTCTTTCAAGGGCTCCTTTAAGGCGATGGCTAAAGACGCGAAGAAGTTAAAGAACCTCCTCGGGCCGGCGATGTTCGCGGGGGCGGCTATAGCCCTATTCAAGCTGGCCAACAGCGCGAGCGAGTATACCGACAANATNATGCTAATGGAGGCTCAGACAGGGATCTCTAATGAGACGCTGATCGGTATGGAGTTCGCGGCGGGCGCGGCGGGTGCAAGTCTCGACGAGTTACAGTCGGGGATCAATGCCTTCGTAATGAAGGCGGGACAGGCTCACAATATCGGCGGGGCCGCGGCCGATGTCTTCGACCGTCTCGGCGTAGCTGTCACAGGCACAGGCGGAGAGCTCCGATCAACAGAGGAGATCTTTCGAGATACTATTGATGCGATCTCGGGACTCGATACAGCACAAGAGAGGGCGACGACATCGGCCGAGCTCTTCGGGTCTCGAGGCGCTAAACTTGCGGCAGTATTCGAGGACGGCTCGGGCTCGATCGACGAGTGGGCGGCGGCGGCGGCGAACGCTGGGATCGTTATGGATAACTCAGCTCTCCGAGCGAGCGCCAAAATGGATCGCGCGATGGCGGGTCTACAGCTGTCGATCCGCGGGTTCGTCCAGACGAGCGGTAACGAGCTGATCCCGACGATCGTCAAAATCGCCGAGGGCTTTCTCGTTGTCGTCGAGACAGCGGCGCGAGTCGTGACGGGCTTCGATATTATGACCGACGCGATCTTCGGAAACATTCGAGCCGGCCAGTCTCTACAGGACAAAGATCGAGACGTTCGGACGAGTCTCGCACAGCTCCGCGAACAGCTGGTCGAGAACGCCGACACAATGATCGAGTATAACGGAGTCCAACACAGCGCGAGCTCGATCCTCGATCTGTTGACTCAGAAGGTAAATAACGCGGCCGACGCTCAGACAGCTATCGCGGCGGGGACAGAGCTCTCGGCCGACGAACAGGATCGCTATAATCAGATGACAGCTCTCGGCGCCGTTATAGCTCAGTCTCTCGGGAGCGAGTGGCTCGACATGACATCAANCGCGGAGCGCCTCCGGCTCGAGCTCGAGGGTATGGGAGACGTTGATCTCTCGGGTCTCGGGGAGCCCATCACCGCGGGAGCTTTCGAGGAGCTCTCCGAGGAGATCGACGAAGCGGCGGAGAGTCTAGCGGCGTTTGAAGAGCAACTCGTCGCGATGGCCGAGGCTACGGGGGAGCTCGCTAACCAGCGTATGGAGGCCTTCAAGGCGGGGATCTCTGGGGCAATAGAGAAACAAGCAAACATCGAAGCGCTCGCGGTCGAGGCCTCTAACGAGCGCAAAGCGGCGGCGATAGCTCTTACCGTCAAGGCAGAAGAAGAGGGCGGCCGAGGCTC